AGATAATAATTTTTCCGGATTAAGTGATATATTAGCAAACAATCTTGCATTATCTTCAAGCATTTGTTTTGCTTGTTCTGTCGTAACTTGAATTGCCGCAATACTTTTTTCACCTGCACCTCCCCCTACCATATTTTTATCAGTTAGATTAAATCCCGTTTCTTTACTTAGATATTCTAATAGTTTAGATTCATATTCTGCTTTTTTGGTAAAATCTTCTTTTAACGCTTTATTTTCCGTACCAAATACCTTAGTTAATTCTGCAATTTTAGCATTTTGTTCACTTGCAAACTTGGATACTTCAGTAGACGAGGTAGCCATTTGCTTCAAGAATTTTTGATTTAACATAAAACCCGCAGTAAGTGCCGCAGTTTGTAGGAAAGTTGATTCTAATATGCTTTTACTTGTTGGGTCTTCTACAATGGTTTTACCCGATACTTTACCTTTACCTAATATCTTATCTAATAATCCTTTACTTTTACCAATTCTTTTTAATATCTGAGCAATTGCCTTTTCATCCCCAACCTCTAAAGAGATAGCAGCAAATACATTTGATTTTTCTTTTAATTTTTCAATTGCCTCTTTATCCATGTTTACAGAGGCTTTTTTAAATTGGGCTTCTAATTTAAGAAGTTCTTTTCTTTCTTTGATTATCTTAGCCATTTCTTTCATTCTAAGATTGTCTTGTAATGCTGCTCTTTCTTGTATAGAAACTAATTGTATCATCGTTAGAACAGTTGCTTTTGCTTTATTCAATACTTTCCAAGCACCTGTTCCTGACAAGAATCTACTAATAATCTCATAATTCTTACCACTAACTAACGTGTTTATACCCTTTAATGATGATTTTAACACCATAGCATCTTTACTAGATTGAACTAATAACTTATCCATCCCTTTCAAGGAATTTTCTAATTCAGTAATCTCATCTGTCATACCCATAAAAATCACCTTCCTTTCTTTGCTTTATTAAATTCTTCTGATTCTATTCTTTTAACTTCACCATGTATCTCTAACATCTGCGATACTAAAGTTGCGGGAGTATGATAAGCCTCTAAAGGACTAACACTAAAAGTTGTTGAATAAGTATATATCATTATTCGTGATGCAATATATGGTGGAACACTACCACCCTTTAATGCTTTACGAATCAACTTTCGTTTCCCGTATCATCCCCCATCATATCTGTAAAGGGGTTAGGTAACACTTCTTTTAATTGTGTACCTACATACGGACTCAAGCGCAATAACTCTAATGCACTTAAACTAGGTTCAGTTTTTTCAACAAAATTTTCAACCATAAACCTATACATTTTATTTAAATCTAAACCAAATGAATTGGTTGATGAATCAATATCCATCACGGTTGATAAGGCTTGTTCCACCTGTAACCAAGTTGGTTCTTTAACCCAAACCATTAGGTATTCATCAGAATCGGGTTCTACCCTCAAATGATGGCATTCAGTATTTACGGCTGCAAACAATTTACTCTTATCACTAATTACTTTTTTTTCCATTTTTCCACCTTCAATAAACTAACAAACAAACAAACGACTGTTAGTGGAATATAATATACTACTTTTTTCTATTTATGCCTCCATAATTAGAAAGGTGGTGAGGGTAGTAATTGCAGCCGCCCCCACCATATGAAAACCCTCAATCATCGTTTATAATAACCCATTTACCTGTGTATTTGCAATCAGATAGTTTTCTAGCAGATATAGTTGCTTCTACCTCTATTGGCCCTTTATCACTAGGGAAAGGTACATTTACACTTTGAATGATATAATCATCTAATTCTATCTCTATGAAATCACTATCAGATTTCTCAAATCTTAGTTTAATTCTTCCTGTACCTGTACCTGTATGGGAATATTCTTCTTGTTCTCTCAATTCTTTCCAAATTGCAGCATCAGTAATTAATAGTGTTAATGATAATTCATATGTCCTTTGAGCAGGTATATGAGCATTCATTATTTGTCTACTAGTATTACCAATAAATCTTTGTTGAGTAAAGTTATTATTAATAGTTAATGAACCTGATTTAACCCTAGCATAAGTCTGACCGAATAATGTAATAGAACCATCAGAATACATATATGGTGTAGTTGTTGAAGCATCATAATTAAACAACCCTGTTGCTCCTTCTTCGGCTCTATGAGGAACATAATCAGTAGGTGCATCAAAAGCCCTTCGAGTTACTAACTCAAGAGAAGTTTTTAATTCTTGACTTTCTTCAAAATTTAATGTCATAGTATTAACCTGACACCCTGTAAATATTCTTGAATACATAGATGCTCCATCATCATCTACAACAAGCCTATTGGTATTAGATGCTTTATTATAACTTACATCTAAAGCAAATGAAGGTAATTCTTGACCATTTAATTCTTTAAATGTGTATGCTATTGTTTTTGTGGTGTCAATATTTTTTAATGTACTGTTTCCATGAGCAGATGGAGGATATTCATTACCACCAATCACTCTAAAGAACTTGGTACTATTATCACCAACAGTAACAACTGTACTATCACTAGTCATAGAAGTAGCAGTTGCATCATGTGTTACCGTATCAATCTTACCTAGAGCATAGTATAGCCAAGAACCATTATTCATTGATATATCTAAAGAACCACCACTAACTGTTTCTGCACCCTTGTATTGATGTGCAAAGTTTCGTGTACCTGAAACTGCTAAATTAAGTTGTTTCATTTCAACTTCAACATTAGGAGGTGTAAACTCATTAACTAAACCTAACCAATTATCTGATAATAGAGCGTGTCTATTAGCACTTGCTCTTGTAAATTGAGAAGTAGGCGCAGGTGCGCCAAACTTTTGGATTGTTGCAGTTATACTACCTGATGCTAATGCAGACCCAATACTTGAATCAACAGTAATTGAAGTAGCATCATTTTCTATTATAGTATGATATTCAGTATCACTACCTTCTACTAATTTAACTTCACATCCAACATATAAATTAGGAACTAGTTTTATTGTAGTATCAATAGTTGAAATTACTTTTGCTGAGTATGTACACGCAGTACCTAGTACGATATTACTTTCAGGTATCATTGTTACTTGTGTGCCACTACCGACATATACTTCATTACTCATTTTTTATCACCTTAGATGCTTCTAGCGAACCGCTTTAACTCAATGGAAAGTTTGTATCCTAATAACCTTTTTCCTCTATCATTGGCTTCACTCCTTCCTGTTAATTTAATCAACTCTGCACTTTCTTCAGTAGAAGTACCTGCATTTACCGTAGGATTTAGACCATTACTTTCTATAATATATCTAGCAATTCTGTATAGTGCTTGTAGCCTATCTCTAGAAAATGTTAACTCGGCAAAATCCCTACGATGCAATACTCTCAAATGCAAAGTAAATGTATAAGTTTCGTTCCTAACAGAATAATCTATGGTAGGATATTCAGTAGAATTACTATCTTCAAAAACAACTATTACTGATTGAGAATCAACATCAACTCTTCTTCCTTCATTGGGAGCAATAGACCGAACATCAATAAATCTTGGAGTTGCAATATGTGATGAAGTTATATCTCCTCTAGACTGTAAAGTGCTTGCAGCAGATGACCAATTATCACTCAATAATTCAATGATAAATGTTACTTCATCCATGATGAAACCTCTTTAGTAATTTCCTTCTCTAACTCTTTTTGAAATATATCCATAGCATTTTTTAAAGTATCTTCTTCTGAAAAACTCATATCAAAACCCAAATCATCTTCTATCTCTTTTAACAAAAGATTTCTCTGTTTTTGGATTTCCAATATCTCATTAAATCTAGCCATTAACTGTTCCATACTATCACAAACTATAAATTACTATTTTCTTACCATTTAGAGTTTCCATTGCTTCTTTTACTAATATATCATGCTTAGTTTTTAAGTCAATATTAGAACCTGTTTCAGCAATTAATATTGAATTATCATCATGTCTTATTATTTCAGCAGCAACCAATTTAGTTGCGGCATCATGTATAACTCCGGGTACTCTAGAATCTCCACTTACATAAGTTACTTTACAAGAATGGTTTTGAACATAAGGATAATTTCGTAAGAAGAATATCTTTCCTTCTGAATCAATAGTCCAATAATCTCCTAATCTTCTTTGGTCTTGATTATCAGTAAAGTTAGTCTTACTTCCTGCACTTACAGTTATAGTACAGTCTGAACCATCATCACCCGGCAATAAAGAAGATATAATCACTTTACTACTATCTTCGGTATCTGTTGAGGCGTAAAAGAAATCAGATATATTTCTAGTTAATCCACCACTTGTAGCAGTCCTAGATTTAGGTGCAGTTTCACCTGTAAATTGTGCTGTTTTTTGTGGGAACACTTCATTAATTGCATCTACTACTTGACTAGCCGTAGTTTTTTTACCATATGACCCAAAGAAATGAGTACCTTCTGTTAATACAAAACTAAAATTACCAACTCCTAAAGTTAAATTATATGCTGAACCAGTTGCAGGTGGAGAATAGGAAGCAGTAGCAGAAGCCAAGTCAACATAACTATTACCTTGCCATACTTCTAATCTAACTATTTTTAATATTTTAGGTCTTTCTAATTGTATAAATCCTACATAATCTTTGTATGGTTGAACGGGATATTGAGCGTGTCTAAAGAACTCAAAATTATGTACTTCATCTTTGTATATAATTGGTCTAAAAGGATGGCCTACTTTATCATCTATCTTATCTTCAACTCTTTTAATTATTTTACCTACTTCTGCTCTTGTAGGAGTCGTACTATCCGTAAATGCACTAATTTGTAACAAGTTAGAAATATCAGTATGCGTTGTATAATACCCAAAACCTATATTATAATTCACATCAATATTAGTGAAATCACTTGGTGATGATGCTTTACCCATTTATTTCACCCCAAATCAAAACCTATCCACCATCCGTTCTAAACTTCTGTATGTCGCCTTTAGTCTATTAATTGTTCCTACATCTTTCAATTGGTATTCCCCCGTTGTACTATTTTCTTCTGATGATATTGTTTTTGACCCACCACGTTCTGTCATTCTTTTACCCCTACGTTCAGGAGATAAAAATGTTTTATTAACATTAAAGTTATACTCACTTAAATATTCTTTTACTATTTCATCTATCTTTATTACAGGAAATACATTACTAGTTATTTTTAATCTACCTGCATCTGTAATTTCTTTTCTTCCAAGAGCATTTGTACCATCTTCTTTTCTGTCTGATACCATTCTTTTTTGTCTAGGTGATTTATACCATGTTAAAAATTCTTGAGGTTCTTTATTTATAGCAGCATCAATGAAACTTGCACCATATGTTTGAATAATTTCTTCTAGGATTCCTTTTTCAGAATCTATATCAACAATATCTTCATCCCCTTCATCAGATTCAATGATTAATTTATTTTGCTCATCAATTGATACAGAAGCATTTGCCTTATCTCTAATTGATTTTTCTGCTTCTAACACCTTTGTTCTATCTCTAGCCGCTTCTAAAATTTCTTTCTGTTTGTCTTTTTCTTCGCCACTATAATCACCCGTTATTGCTGCTATATCAGATTTATTTAATTTCATCTTTTTATATGTAATATCTAAACTACCTGTTTTTAATTTACCATTTTCAGGCCGAACAAAACTCATAATTGCATCCTTTATAGGATTGGTTATAGGTCTATTTAAATCCAAAGATATATTTTCCATAGTAAAAGATTCAAAATATGACTTTGCTTCTGCAAAATTTGTAAAACTTTTATCTTCTCCTAAACCGTAAAAAATATATTCGTCATCACCATCCTCATTAACTTCTACACGCATTGCGTAAATAATACCTGATTTTCCTGTGACTTTTTTAGAATCCCTAATCCCTCTTTCTTGTATATCCTTAGCATCAAATATAGTCCCTACTTTTACCTTTACTGTTTTCTTGAATGATTTTCTTTTACCTGATTTTAATTTACCTTTTCTATCCATTATCTTTGCATCTTTCAGCATTTTTTCTATGTATTTTTCAGAGTCAAATATAATTCCACTATTACTACTATTAACATAGTTACTTAGATTAGAACTTAACATAGGTTTTCCTGAAAGAAATGCATCTAATGTGCTATTATCACTACCCTCTACTTCTAAAGTATAATTGATAACTCTATCTACTTTGGCTTTATTCTCTAAATCTTTTACTTTAAACTTAATATCATCCATTCTTTTTTTAGTAATTTCACTAAACAAGGGCGAATCATTTAAAAGATTTCTATTCTTCAAATCTTTAATTAAAGATAGTAGATTTTGTTTTTGAATTACTTCTAAAAATCTATTCATATACATTCCATATGATTCGTGAGAATAATATGGTCTATTTGCATTACTTAAATCAATTTCTGAACTATTAATATCTAAGTTTTCAAACTTCCTTTTGTCTAAGGTATCATACACAAGGTCATCTAAATTATTCATTTTAGGATTATTATATTGTACCTCATGAAAAATATAAGTGACGAGGTGTTCATATAACTTTACATTCTCCATAAGTCTAATATGACTATAAGTTAAATATTTAGGTTCTAATATAATGTCTGACTGCGTTGGACTATTATCATCTTCAACAAATATTCGTTCTGCTTCTGCCATTTACTCACCATATTTACGCCAACCATTTAGCCCAAGCAACTGCTTTACCAATTCCCTGTGCTATCCCCAATCCACTTTGAGGTGGTGTATATGTTGGTTGACCTGTTTGTGGGTCAATCCAATATGGATTGTTAAATTGGTCATAACCTGATGGTGGTATAGGATAACCACTACCATTATTCATAGCCATTTGTTGTTGCATCATCTGTTGATTCATTCCGCCCATTGCAGGAGCGCCCTGTATATTTGCAGGATTCATACCTTGAGGATTACCCATTGTAGGATTACCTTGAGACATTGAACCTGAACTAGATGCAAACCCTTGAGATTCTAAATACTGTTCTTTAGCCATCTTTCTTTGCATAATAACTTCCGTATTAAGTGCAGCCCCTAGAATATTCTGCAAATCTAATGTAATATTTTCAGCAGTAATACTTTCATATTCTCTCAATGAATCAGGATGTACTTCTAAATCTCCACCTGCACCTTGAATAAATTTTAACTGTGGTAGCATTTGTCCCAATACTCTTTGTGTAACATCTTCTAATAATTTTTCAAATGCTGTTAAAAACGCTTCACCATGATAATAGAAGAACTCTTCTACATGATTTTCTTGTAGCGTCAATAAATTATTCATTGACTTAAATTGCGTTTGTTGATTTTGTGTTATCTGATTCGATAACGCCCCATTACTTGTACCTAGCCACCCCATTCGTCTTCCTCCTTATTTTCTTGTATTTGTGTTCCTTCTATTAATAATTTTTTAACTCTTTCATTATGTGCATTATTTTCTATAATTAATCTAAACAATTCTTCTTCTCTTGTTTCTGTATTCATTTGTGGGGGTTTTATAGTCCATCCTAATGCTGATAAGTTTTGTATATCCTGTTGTTTCAAAGTAGTTAATGGTCCACTTGCAATTGGATTTAGTGATTTCATACTAGGTACATAAGCACTAAATGACAATCCATGTTCCTCCGCAAGCATCTGTTGTTCTAGCATTTCATATTGTCTATGCATATGGGAATGCTTATCACAATAAGTACCTCTCATTGGGTAGCCCTTCCTAACTTTATGTAAAGGTATCGGTGGTCTAGTTGCATCACTAGCGTTCCAACGCTTTTGTGTACCACATACTACACACCTATCTTTTACATTAAATGCAAACTTATATGGGATTTTTAAAATTGTTTTTTTCTCAGGTTTAAGAATAGCAACAATTTCCTTTAATTGTTTTTTTGGTTTATTGCTTTTAAATTCATATGTCATTATAGAACCGGGCGCTCTAGCCATTTGTTTAGGAGGCAGAAATGGGTTTGCCTCTACATATGCATTGGTAGAACCAATCAAACTAGGAGGTTGGTAATTCATACTCATAATCTAACCCCATCCATTTCTCTACATTCAATACACTTACAAAACTCACTCATAGAACAATTTAATGTTGTATAATATCTCTTTTCTTTTCTTTCCATTTAATCACCTAATAATCTTTAATCATTGTTAATACGCCACGATATACCATTTCTGAATCTGATTTTGCACTTACTATATATTTGAAGCATGGTATTCCCTTTTCATTTAATTTTGTCATTCCACTTTTAAAAGTCTCAAATATTGGATGGTCTTTAATTTCTCCTTTATGTGGATATTTGTCTTTCCATAAATCGTATTTGTTAGCCCATATACCTACTGCTATTGGATAATCATGAGATTTTTTTCTACCCTTTTTATTTATAGCATCCCAATAAGGAGAACATATTGTATCAACTAAAAAAGTCCAACACAATTGTTGCTCAATATCATAATGTTTATCCATGTGCCTGTCATCAATCATGAATATGATATACTTAACTTTTCTAGTTTTCATATCTCCAATCCACTCAGACCAAAATACTGTTTCTCCTCCTACATCTGCTGTCTTAACTGTGTGTGCATCACCATCTAATTTAACATATTTTCTACTCGGTTTTTCTCGCCCAACAGTTCTTTTCTTAATTTCAGGTACTTCTCCTCTAGTTCTTAATTGATGATGTAATGTTGTTTTTCCTACCTTTGTTGCACCATAAACACCAAAAGGAATAGAATGCATTCTGTTCCACATTTTTGCTACACCCTCTGCTACTAATATAACAAAGCCCGCCATTACTGACATAATTAATCACCACAAATGATGCCACCAATTAATGAATGCGTTCCAAGTAGAATTATAAAGATTTATTCCCCAAAAAGGAAGTGCATGTCCGACAAAAAAACTAGTAATACAAGCAGCAGATGACCAAAGAAAGAATCTAGTTCTTAAGAACCATATATCAGCAGAATGCGCTCTCTGTAAATCATATGCTAATGTGGATTCATCAAATCCCATTAATAATTCAGAAACCATATACCTCACTCATTCATAGTTAAGAATGTAGGGCTTATAGTATTGTCAACGGGTTGTTGATATGTCTGACCAAATGCAGGTACGGGATTTTGTATGAAGTTATTCCCATATGTTTGGTCATACTGTCGCATAGTATCCCTAACTCTTTTACGATTTTCTTCTTCTTTTTGTTTTCTAGCCCAATATGCATCTATCTTTCTTTGTAATAACACATCTTCTATTCTATCAAATAAAGTTAAATCGAATATTGCCTTTAGTATCATTATACCTCCTATGGTTAATATCCCAAACAATAATGCATGGGTATAACCTGCATATGGAAACATAAACCCATATTGGGTATAAAAATAAATATTAACGCCACTTACTGCGCCAACAAATAAAATCGTCATTACTAATCTTGTATCATCTTCTAAACTTGGCATTTCTTTTCCACCTATATCTATGCGAAATTAACCGTGCAATTACCTGCCCCTGCATCAAATTCAACATAGCATCCTTGTGCTAATATTGCCCCATGTAAATCTTGTTCTAATGCTTGGGCTGTTCCACCTGCATGCATATGAAGTCGCAATACTTCTTTTTTACCTGAAATTGTACTATTAGCACTATCCCAAATTTTAATTGTGAATAAAGCATTAGTGGTAGAAGTCATATGAACACTAACTAATCTACATCTATCACTTGATACTAATGTTGATGAGGACAATACCCCACTAGTGTTACAACCTGAACCACTCATACTTATTCCCAACCATTGAAACAAGGGGTTGCCTTATCAATCTTCGGTTCACTCTTCTAAATCAGAAACAACTTTTTCTTTCTTAGTTTTGAGTGAATCCTTTTTAGCAGCATTAACTAAATCTTCAAATTTAGTGGATGTTTCTGCCTTTGGTTTAGACATAACCTTTTTCTTTGGTTTTGTTTTCTTTTTAGTAGGAAATAAAGTTTCTGCTACTTCTTCTGATGAACCTTGTAGATTAAACTCTTTCTTAATTAATCTTAGTTCATTAGCCCCAAAGTTAGAAATAGCCTCTCTATCTTCACTTGTTAGTTCGACTACTAGCCCTGCATCTCCTAGCATACCTACCGCAATTCCTACGGGTACTACGCATTTCACATCATGACTTATTTGATAAACTGTACCACCTCTTCTTAGTAGAAGTGGGCCATCATGTTTTACTCTTTTTAATTTTACATTACTCATTTTCTTTTCCTCCATTATAGTAATCTCATTCCCCCCAGTAAAGAAGGGAATAAGACTACGGTATTATAATGGTATATATTTTCTATTTTAAAGGTTGCCCCATGCTCTTACTCGCACTGAACCACCATTAGCATCATTACTCAAAGTAGCGTTAGTACCATCTAGTGATGTAAACATAAGAGCAAAAGATGTTCCACTCTCATACGCACCTGCGGCACTAATTTCTACTAAAGGCAATACTGCGTTAGCATTGTCTGAACCTGTAATTGTTACGCAATGAACTGATGAAAGGCCAAGAGCCGAAGCAGGGATTACTGACCCTGCTGCGACTATTGACGTTACATCTATCAAAGCATCTACAACATATTCATCACCAACAGCCTTTGGAAGTGTAACTCCCTTATGGTCTGCAAGCAAAGTAACTGTATATGCTAAAGCCATTCAAATCACCTAAGCACTCTTAATGTTAGTAATCTTACCTTGACCCTTGAAGAAAGAACAGCAAGTTTCACCCATTGTTCTGTACATTCCTTGGTTTCCAAGTTTACCTACACCAAATGGGTTTCCGTTAGTAATTCCATCCTCAAAGTATTGGGTTGGTTTCATAACAGATAGCCACATGTGGTCTGTATCTAAGAACAGCATATCACTCAATTCATTTGTTGAATTACTACCAGTTGAAGGCATATCTTTTGCAGGGATTAGAGGGATATCAAAGTATGTTGCTACTCTAAATCCAACTTCTTGACCCTTTGCACCTTTTACACCGTTATGTGTAGGAACAATCTCTTTCCTATCCATAAATCTTTCTTGGCTTTGTAGTAAGTCAGCAATGTGCTGAATAGTATCGTATCCTGTTAGAATACATTTTGGATTTCCACCGTTTTGACGGATTCTTCTAATCATACTATTAATCATAGTTAGAGTTAGAACTCTAGCATCACCTGCTGCATATCCATCTCCAAAGTCAACCTCTGCATCCAAGAAAGAAGCAACACCTGTTGCTGCGTTACTACTAATAGTAACACTTCTTGTTGTACCAAACAGATTAACTACATCTGCAACAACTGCGGAGTTATCTCCATTGTTTGCACCAGTAGTCAATAGGTTAGCGTTATACATAGCAGCGATTTCACCCGCAGAAGAAACAATCTTCATCAAAGAAGTATAGTTTCTCTCAATGTTTGTTGCTGTACCATCATCATATGACTCGTAAGGCATAACTAGCATTTTACTTTGTGTTTCAGCATGATGCTTACCCATGTCTTCTCTAACGATTGCACGAATATCTCCGACACCATCATCAATAGCAGCCAATTCCATACCAAGTTCTGAGAACTCAAACAAATGAGCAACAGTTTTTGGACTTACGAAAAGTTTAGCGTATTCAGGTGAAAGTGGTCTAAATCCATTTGCACCATCTAATGTTGCATTCTCTTCTACTCCACCAATTTGGTCTACTCTAGGTGTAGATAAATCAGCAGTGTTTGCAGCAACAGCAGTTGTTCCTGTTCCAAACGCAGAACCACTACCACCAGTAGGTCGGCTCTTTAGAACTCTCCATCCTGATGATGTGTAAGGTCTTTTTGCTAGAATTGAAAGAGGGTTAACCTCTTGATTCAACATTGACCATACTTTCTGTCCGTAAAGAACATTGTATAAATCTCCCAATCCGCTTGCTGCACTAAACGGGTTTGATGCAGCATCGTGGGGCGTTCCGAATCCACCGACAACACCTGAACTCTTTAATAGAGCATTTCCGGCAGGACCAGTTAATCCATAGGTTGCGGCTTCTAAATCTTTAATTGTGTTTGTGTATCCACTCATCTTTTCTCACTCCTAAAACTTCCTCGCTAGATTATGAATATCGCCCCAACTCATAGAAGATAACTCTTCTGATGTTGCAGGGAAACCTTCAGGTAATCCAAACGAAACTTCTTTTGCTTTTGCTATTTCAGTATCTTTAGCAGATAATGATTTGCGTAGTTCAGCAAACTCTTCTTTTAATGCTGCTACTTCTGTACGAGCATCATATTCTGCTCTCTCGTTAGCAGACTTTCTTACAGCCTGTTCTGAAACAAACCTTGATTCAAATTGTTTTGATAGGTTTTCATAAGCAATCTTTTCTAATTGTTCTGCTTTAAATTGCTCATAAGCCTTTTCAACATTTTCAGCAGATAAATCTAATGATTTAAATTCTGATGCATCCCATTCTTTAGATACTTTTAGAGGTGCAGGAGTTGCAGTTGGATTTCCATTAACTACTACTTCTTCACCCGCTTCAATGTGAGTTAAATCTTGGTCATCTAATGCTTTTGCTTCTTCATCATCAGCCTTTTCATATGCCATCATTTCTTTTTCATCTTTCCCTTCGTCAGTAGCCATGTACTCCATGTCCTCTTCCATTGGGGCTTCCATCGTTTCTTCTTCCTTATTCAGAGAATTAACTTGTTTCATCAAGTCATTTAACTCCGCAAGGGCTTTTTCTAACTTTTCAGTCATATTGTTTTCACCTTTTTCTTCCTTTAATATATCAAATTTTGCTTCAGGGTTAATTCCCTTTTCGCAAATTGTGACTTCGTGTAATTCAAGACCATCTATTTCATTATATTCACCTAAATCACTTGATTTACGGCTTCTTTTAGAAATAGCCTGACCTCCTATGCTAAAAGAACGTAATGTTCCTTTTCTAATATTTCTAGATATTTCCTTTGCCTTTTCAATATCATCTCTCAATTTGATAACAACATAAAATCCAACATCATCCACATGAGTTTTATGTACTAAACCATTTTTATCTCTATAAGAATCAATTACTTCTCCTACTTGAACATTAGAATGGTTAGACATTACATTTCTAAATTTCTTATTAACCATAAAACCTTCAACAGCCTCTTCTAATGCTTTAAGAGTAATTAAATCATTTTGCTTATCTATCATTTCTATTGAAGCATAGCCACCAATAATTAAATCATCTGACTTTAGAATACTAAAATCACGCACACCTTGATTAACAAGACGCATTGGTGCAGACAGCATTAGCAATAGGTTTTTTTCAACGACTATATTAACTAAGCGGTTTCAGATTCAGGTAAGTCTAATTTTTTATACCTGTCAAGGGTAATATCCCATACTCCTTCATCTTCTTTAGTATCTAACATAGTTTGTTTTTTACCAGTCCATGTAATCCAAGTATCTTTACCATCTAAAGGTACAACTCTAACGTGTAATCTAGTATCAAACTTATCACCTTCTAATTTATACTCATGATAACCGTCTTTCTGTACTCCTAATATTACCTTACCACTATCAATTACTTTACCCTGTTTAATACCTGATAAACTTATTTTAGCAGGAAACTTACCTGATTTACCAAATAAGTTATAAACATCGGAAGTTGTTTCTATATCAAACAACCAAGCCATCTTTTTTTCTGCTGTCTCAATAATAAAATCTAAATTTTTGTCATCTCTTCTTTGAATTAAAAAATTTGCTTGCTTAGGATTAGTTTTTGGTTGCTTTTCAATTGTATCATTATTAGCAACAAAATTATCTTCTGTTTTATTATAAACAATATCTTCTTGTCTAATTAACCATTTCTTTAATCTTTTTAAGTCTGAATCAAAAGCAGTACTTTCAAACTTATCCATATGATGTTCTTTAACAAACTCTACTATTTGTTCAAAACTAACAGGTTCATCCATATCTAATAGTTTATTCTTTATTGATAATCTTAATTCAGAACGCATACTTTTTATTGCTTGTTTTAAATCTTCTTTCCAAACATCAATATCATATAATGCTTTTTTCTCCATTAAATTGTCACCACTGAAACCCATAATAGTAAATCCATCTAAATCAGATTTCAATAGTATTTCCGCTTCACCATGTATATCATCAGTAATATACATCTTTTTGACACCTTTCAATCTATACTTAAATGGCTTATCTAAATCTTCCCAAATAGATTTTTTAGTTTTATCAGATAATAATTCTAAAGTTGCTAATTTATCAGATTCAGTAACTTCAGGTATTTCAATTACTTTAGCAGAATACAAACTAAATCCTTCTTTAGTTTTCTTTACTTCATCAACCTTTACCCTAACTATTTCACCAACCTCAACAGATTCTTTGGTATTCAACGCCTTCCCAACAGGAATATATGCTTTATCTTTTAATTCCGTAGTTTTGTATTTTCTTGATTGCTCTGCACTCACAGGTCCAATACCAATAGTATAAGAATATAAATTACTCTTAGTTTTCTTAGAATCTAATACTACAACATCTAAATCAACAAACTTTTTCCACTTAACCCATTTAGGATTTTTTCTACTACCTATCTGATAAGTAGATTCTATATCTTTAATTACTACACCTTCTGATGCAGGTAATTGCATTATAGTTTCAGAATAAGTACCTACCTCTTTAATAGAATCTGCTATTCTAGTATCTTTTTTAGATGGGAATGCTAAATCTTCGGAAGAATGTTGTGAATATTGATACATTAAAATATTGATTCTCTCTCTTAGTGGTTCATCCATTAAATCTCTTTCCTCATGTCTCATGATATCAAATACATGAAGTCTAAGTTTCAATCCATCTACGGGTTTCTTGAACATATAATTAATTACAGATGCTCGGTGTAAAGGTTCTTCACCTCTAAATAACATTAATTCCCCATCTAATATACAATCTCCAAAATGTTTTTTATTTAATTGTTCTACTTGTTCAGAACATTTATCAGTAATATCTTTTTGGTTATAAGAATATATTTTTACCTTACCATCTATCTTATGTAATTGAACTCTCATCCCATCATATTTTTCTTGAACAACATATTCACCACTAAAACCTTTTAATTGTTCCATATCATTTAATTCAAATATTCTGTACATAGGTTTATTTGGAATTACAAAATTAATATCTGCCTTTTCTTCTTCTGATTTAGTATCGTCAGATTTTTTAATATTAATATCAACTAACTTATTCCATTGTACATTGGTATATTCTTCTAAAAATACTTTTTTTAGTAGGGACAAGATACTATTAAACTTAGATTTAATTCTTTTAGTGTCTTTATTCTCACCATAATGTTCAGAAATATATAATGGAATATCCTTAGATTCTAAATCTAATCCCATAGCACCTTGAGTAATTTCATCAGGGCGAAGATTATGCTTTTCCCACGCTGCTGAAGGTAAAGGAATATTATGCGCTCTTAAGGCATAATGTACAAATGCAGCATATACACTATCATTAGATAATAATGTATCTACTACATTATCACCTAACTGTTCTGCAAACGGGTCACTTATTTCTTTAGACTCAAATCTCAATGATTTGACAGCCTCATATAATTTTCTTGCTTGCATGGAAGATGCATCTTCTGCCTTCTCATCGAATAAAATATCCTCATCTAAGTGTTTCTTTAGTAGTCCTGTAAAAGCATCTAAAGAATCAAATTGTGTTCGTATAGACTTTACAGTATTTTTCCATTTTTTATTGTATTCTTTCGGGTCTTCTAGTGCTGACAAATACGAAAATCGTGTTCGTTCAAAAAAGTCTAACACTCTTTTTGTTAGAAGGTCTTTCTTCTTTTCAAATACTACGCCTGAAATTGACATTCAACCACTCTATTCGTGTAGACTAAATCCATATTTTCTTTGCATTTCAGCACGGCCACCATGTTCAGCATCCATATAAGTTGTGCCTTCTAGACCTAATTTTTTGACTAGTGCTTTTAGTTCTGAATATTCTTTTTCATATCTAGCGAAATCAGAGTCTTTTTTAGGGCTAGAATTGAATCTTTCAAATGCCTCTACAAACTGAGCATCCAAATCCTCTAGTTCTCCTTTTGCTATACTATCCATTTCTAAGTTTCTAACCAAATCTAATCCTTTTGCTACTGTTAATAGTCTCTTTAACATAATTGCTTTACCCAAAGAATCGTATAAATCACCAATCTGTTGAGTTAATCTTTTTTCGTCTTCTAATAGTCTTGTCTGCTTTCTACCTTGTACCTTATCAAATCCCGCAGAATTTTTATCTGAACCAGTTATTTCTAATTCTTCTAATTCAGTATTAACATCATCTAAATCTTTCTCTAACTCTCTAATTCTCATTTGAGTTTCTTTATCTCTGTCATCATCTAAAAAAGGATTTCCTTCTTTCATTACTGATTTACCAACGTAGCCATATCCTTCTTCACCAGTAGGATTTGGTATCTTTTCTTCAGCAGGATTTTTCTTAGGAGTTTTTAATTTTACTTCTTCACCCATAACATCTTGGTCATTAGCAACAGTAGTTCCGTCATTAAATTCAGCCAAAACTTCTTTTGCTTTTAATATTGCTAATTCAATTGCCTTTTCTTCTCTTGTTACTTTTTCCGGCATGATATTCACCCTTCTATTCTCTCTACTATCTTATGAATATCATCCCAATCCATTTTAGAAATTACATCACTTGATGGAGTTGCACCATTAACGATAGCGGGTTTAGGAGATGTAGAAACTACAAATCCTGATTTCATTAACAAATTATCTTGTCTATATACTGTATCTTCTAGTGCCTTTACTTTATCAACTAACTCTTTCATTAGCATAAGCATTTCATTTTGTTCACTCATTTCAAATCACCTTTTTTACTGGGATACACCATACTTCGCAACTGATTATACAAAGTCTCGTAATCCTTCCTTAGTTCTGCTGCTGACGCTACAATACTTAAGTTCTTTTCATCGAACCCATTTAATTTTTTAGTTAGTTTCTTATCACTTTTAATTAATTCAACTTTCTTCATCTCATCTATAAGAGTAGATAGTTTAGTTAAGTCTTGACCAAAATATTCAGAAGGTTGAGTAGATTGAAGTAATTTCTTCAATTTCTTTTTTTCTTTAGGTTCTAGTTTTTCCAATAAACCACTATCAGCCTTTTGAAGTGTATATTGCCAACTCATTCTAAATCACTCTTCCATCCAATCATCATTCAGAGGTGTCAAAAAATCTTTAGCATCTTCTAACTTATCATTAAAAGATAATTCCATTACTCTTCTCAAAAACTTGTCAATTTCTTCATTGTCATTGTCATCTAAATAAGTAGCAAATAATATTCCTGTATAATTTCCTACATTACATTGAATATAATATGTATTAGTATTTGGTTTAGGTGCTTCGTCATCGTCATAGAAAAAATTATCATAAATATTTTTTATTTCTTGGTTACGGTAGCCATCAATTAATTGTCGAGTAGATTCTATTTCTACATTTTTATATCCTGATAAAACGTCATTTATTTCTTCAACTGCCTCCATAACAGTTAGTTTTCTTTTTAATATATCTTCCCAACTCATTCTAAATCACCCATAACTTCTTTTAATATAGCAAACTTTTCAGGCAAAGACTCAACTTCAACAGTATGTACATCATTTCGTAAGAACGACTTATCTAAAGAGATTTCCCTTAATTCTGCTAAATAATACATAAATGCATATAATTCAGTAGTTCTTTTTAACTCCATACGATAATCCTCATTTTGTATATCTGCTACACCTATACTAATGTTTTCAGGCATTCCTTCTTCATCAAACATAGGGTCGGGTTCTGTCAAGTAATAAGATTCCTTAGCCTCTTTATCATCTAATAAATCTCCAAGTCTTAGTTCTAAAATATCAGCATAGTCAATAATCTTAGATTCTTTCATTTGTGTGAACACCTTCACTGCTGATTTAGTAGCATCAGGATTCATTGCTTGTTTAATTTGTGTTGCTACTTTTCTATAACTTAAGTTGATAAATTCTTTTAATCGTTTTGTATCTCCAACTTTTATTTCTTCTAATTTAAATCCCTCTTTAGTAAATATTTCTTTAAGTAATTCTATTCCTGTTTTACCGGAATATTCTTGATTTAATACTTCTAGTAATCTAGCAGAATGATTACCTTTTTCGTATTTATCTAAAAACTTAAATATACTTTTTTGAGAAAATAACTTAGATTCACCTTGTAATATATCTAATTCTCCTCTGTAATTTTCTATTCTAGAATCTTTACCATATTTATTGAGTAGATTAGTCAATGTTGGAATAAAAGAATAACTTGAAGACGACCCTCTTTCTTTTCTAGATAATTGGTCTTCTAATTTATCAAGTGTAGATATAGCAGTTTCTAATTTATTGAATATATTTTCATCGGCTACAAACGCATCATAGATAGCCTTTTCATCTGAACCTTCTTCTAAATCTTCTACAAAATTATCTAATTGTTGTTGATTTTCTTCTGAACGCATATCATCAGACATACCCGCTAATAAAAACATAGCAGCATTATCTTGTTTAATTTTTAGAATCTGTTTAAACACTTTACGATGAGAAGTTATTGCTACAAATAATTTACTCATATCTATTTTTTTAGGTTTTGATGGTTCACCTTCTTCAGTAAAATTTTCAGAACCTAATGGTTTAAATCCACCACTAGCGGTCATCAAATCATCAGATAGAGATTGCCTAAGTTTATTTTTCCAACCTTCATTAGTAACTCTAACAACATTTTCTAAATTATTTACAAAATTATCAGGTACTTTACTAGATAGTAAATCTTTAACTTTAGGAGAAAATGTTTTTTTAATTTGGTCTAATACAAAAGCAGTTTTAGCCATAGGCTCTTTATGCCCGTAAATATCTGCTTTTAATAATATAGACACGCTTACCACTTGTTTTCAGAATTTCTTTTTCTTTTTGGCATTAAAATTACGTCAGGAATATCATTACTGTTAGGAATTTTCTTTTCTACTGTTCTAGACAAATCAATACCTACTGCATCTAAATCTCTATTCACTTCTACCTTACGTGCATTATACACCTTTGCCCTTGCATCTGCTAATTCTCTTTCTAATTCTCTTACACTTTTTTCAGTCATTTAATCACCTTTTTTTAAATATGCTAGAATAACAACTCCGGCACTAACCTACCCTTCTTTCGGTTCTTTTATCAACATTTTGATTTCCGGCTGCTTCAGGTAAACCACTAAATCTTTTATCAGGTCCACTATCCATACTAGGTTTATTTCTAGTTGTAGCAGGGTTCTCTTGTTTCTTACCTTGATTCATCATCTCTTCTTGCATTTGTCCTAATTGACTTGCATCAATATTTGTACCTGCATACGGGTCTAACTCGACCTTTTCTTCTTGATTTCCACCTGCACTTTCTTGTTCAGGTTTTGGTTCAGGCTTGCTATAAGAGAACCTACCTTCATCATCCATATCTATTTCAAATCCTAAATTTTTAATTGATGCAGCAATATTAACTTCAAGTTCTCTTTTTCTTAGTTTAGCAACTTCATCTTCTTCTTCCGATGGTGGAAGTTTTAGAACCCAATCGGTAATTCCAAACTCCTTTGTTACAAAAGGAAATACATAATTATTCCAAATAGTCTGAGCCATTTCTACTGCTCTATTAGTAACAAGTATTTGCATACCTTCATTATTCAATCCACCACTAGAAGAATTGTCAGCCATAAATATTTTACTTACACCATAGAAACCTGAAACTCTATCTCTCAAATCATCTTTGACTGAAACATAATCCATTTCTTTTAGGCTATCCATAAACTTAATCCATTCAATAGAACCTTTACCGCCTTCTGATTCAATACCCATTACAGGTATAAAATGAGGGTCTTGTTCCATCTTTTCTTTTACACCTTTCCAAAAAGATTTCATAGATTCTATATTTCTAGTCTGTACTGCAAGTAATCCTCTAGGCATTCTTGCCTTAGTGTATGATGAATTAATATAATTATCCATAGCAATAAGTGTTGTTACACTATTCCATAAAGTAATTAATGGCGATAGACCATATAATCTACTAGGAGTATATTTACTAAAGTGTAATACTTCTCCTTCTAAGAAATATTGTTCTTCACCATTTACTCTATTAACATAATGTATAGGGTATAGTTCTGTTGCACCACAATTCGGGCAAGACGCTACGGGAGTATCACTAATAAAATCCCTATGCCTTAAACAAGTAAATCCCTCTGTACCTCTTTCACCTAATTCATCTGCATAAATGTGCATACCAACAGGGTCGCCTCGGTATATTTCTTTGATGCGGTGCATCATTATTTCTGAATCATTGTCTAAGAAATATTCCTTAACCAATACTAAATAGCCATCATCCATTATATTCAAATCGTCTTCTAACTCTTTAAGCACATCAATAAACAATTGTTCAGATTTATTGACATAACCTTCCATGAATGATAAAGCATATTTTAGTTGGTCACGGTTAGGTTTAGATAGATTTGTAGAACCACAATCTACACATTCGAGTGTTGGAGTTTTATGTTCTTTACAACAGTCATCACACTTAGCAACAAACTTTTCTTCCCAAATATAACCTCTTCTAAATATTTCATTTTTTAATTGTGTAACACACGTTCTAACTATTATAGATTGATTTGCTATATGGTAGATAATAGGAGCAGTTAACATATAGGAATTATCTTTTTCCTGAATACCCGGATTAAACACCTTGCGGTCAGCAGGTCTTGGCGTTGTTCTTCTAAATAGATTTGCTATACTAAATCTTCTTTTCTCTTCTACCATATTTTATCCCCCCATTATTAATTATCCGATTTCCCAAACACATATTAAAGTTCCTTTATGTGTTATTTACTCCTATCAGATTTAAAGCATCATCTCTCTCTAACTTATCCATCCAACTCATTTTAGAATTTTCCTCTAGTTTACTTATAGAATCTAAATCAATATCAAAGGCAGAAAAGTCAAAGTTTACATTATCCCTATGATTATGGTATTTCATTAATTTAAATAATTCACCCATTCTACCTTTAGCCCAAGGCTGTTTTTTAAATCCTTTTTTAATTCTAACTAACTCTAATAATATATCTGCATTTGGACCTTTCATTCTAAAATGTGGCCTACATTTAGTCAATAAATCATGCACATCTTTTTGAGAGTAAAAATTTAATCTATTCACTGGCCTAGTATCTTGAGGGGATTTTTGGTCTAAATGTAATCTTCCCATACCTAAACATTTATGCAACTCTAACATGAAAGCCTTACCTCTTTCCCCTGTGGCAACTAAACCAACTCTAGGATTATTATTTCTATCCATAGTAATATACCCATCAGAGTCTATAAACGCAGCAGTATAAGCCCAAACATTTTTCTTAATATCATCATTTATCTTATAATAAGCACCATTTACATTAGTAATATTTTGACTAATTGCTAATTTAGAAATTATTTGAGGAGAAGACATTTTCTTAAGATTATCAGGTAATGCCTCATGTATCTCTCTAGAAGATATTCCCGGTGATTCACAAACAGATTTCAAAATATTTTCTTTAATTCTTTTCTTAATGCCCTTTGTAGAACTTTGAGATTTTATAATTCTCTTAAAATCTTTTTTCGCTGCTGTCATTTCCTTACTAATAGAAATATATTGTTTATTTAAAGGCATATCTTTTATTTCTAACTTATTTTCCCAATACTTACAAAGAGAGTCTATAACCTGTCTTTTAGTATCTATATCTTGAATTTTACTAAGTTTAATTATCTGAGATTCTGAACAAGTCATATCTTTAATTACAGATTTATACGGACTAGCCCAATAAATTTTATCAATGCTCTTATCTAAGTGGTCAGCATAAGCATCTATCAAATTATCAATAGATTTACTCATATCTAATCTTTTTTCACCCTTGAGAGTTCTTCTGAACATTCTCATGTCCTTTACTAAATCAGGAATATTTTTATTCTCTATTGTATATTCTTTCAATGATAAATCTAAAATTCTATCTGCTTTTGTATAAGACATATTGAAATCCTTTGCAAAGTCCTTAACTAAATCGTTATGGTTCGATAAAGCCCTTCCATCAAGCCATAACATCTTGGCTTCTAATTCCATATCTTGTTCTAGTTGGCGTTGTTCAGCAGTGAGTTCTTCTACCTCTTTTACTTTGTTAGTTAGTGCTTGTAATTGTTCAGAACTAGGAGTCGCCATAATATTTACCTCTCTTTTAAAAATTTAATCCCATCAATCCTGTGTTTATGTTTATAGGAGACTTTTGCGGTGCGTCAAACACTCCGAGGTCATCTAACAGTATAAAGGAGTCAGTAGGCGATTGTGTGGCGGCATTTGCTAATGCTAGACCCATAACTAAGTCATCGTGCGCACCTACACCCTCAAACCTACCGGATTCAGTTATAGAAAACATGGATAATTCTTCAATCAATGCCGTAGTCATACTCCTACTGTTATTATCACCATAAGGAAAGTTGATTTTGCCATTTTCTATGTTCATTTGTAGATTTAATATGATTTCTTGTTTCTTTTTCCTTGTTGTGTTAAAATCTTTAATGTTCATATCAGTTAAACTGCGTAATTCTTGTGTAAATGCCTTAGCGAAGGTATTTGTTTCATATAATATCTGCTCAGGCTCAAAAACCTGCCCTATTATTCTTATTTTTTCAATATTTTCTCTAAATTCAACATTTTTTGCTCTATCAACATGAACAATTGTTTTATTTTTCTCTTCATCTACTTCTAAAACAACAATTACATTATAATCTCCATCAGTAGAGATAGCAGGGTCAACTCCAACGTAATATTTGTATCCTTTATCTTTACGATGGCCTAATTTTAACACATATTCTTTATTTTTACATTTATTCACATAATCAGGGTCAAAAAGTGCAGTTCCAGTTGAAACTGGTATGCATAAATACTCTCTAGTAAATTTTAATGACCCTATTTCCGATTTTCTTTGCATTAATGCATCATAATCCCATCTTTCAGGCCAAAGAGGTTTATTCATTGAATTTAAGCATGGATATTTTCTAACAGTATAGGCATCATTCTCTTCTAACTGTGAAAATATATCAGTATATGTAAAAGGAGTACCAATCATTCTCAAACTTGCAGTATGATGCAATGTCGGTATCATATCTCCAAAGAACCAATCTGTAACTCTTTGAATACCCGATAAACTAAACTCTTTCAAAGGGTCGTCAATAATAATTTCTTGAGGATGAAGTCCCCTAATTTGCGAACCAACAGAACGTTCTAAAATTGCGTTACCATTTGTTAATTGAATATTACCGATAGCCCAACCCCTAGAAGGTCTGAATTTTTTTAATTGTGGAAGATTAAAATATTTATCAATTTCACGCATATGTACTAAAGTCTGTTTTTGATTAGAAGATATGTATAACATTTGAAAAGGTGGCTCTTGAAACACAAGATTCCATACTACCCAACTGTGCATGAATACGGATTTCCCATGGTCACGACTACAAACAATAACAGTTCTATCTGTACCTTGCATTAACTCTAACCATTCTTGCATATATTCAGGATACATCATTCCTAATACATTCTTAAAAAAATACGGAAAAGAGGTCTTGGATAATTCCATATCCATAGAAGTCATAAAATCCGTACTATCTAATTTCATTATTTCACCAATCTCTACAAGCCATACATCTAGCAGAGTAATCACTTCTTTTACATGTAGAACATTTATGTCTTGCTCTAAAGGATTTTCTTCTCTTACCATCTCTTTTACCTGAAACAGTTACTCCACTTTGACCCCAATGTACTCTTTTATATCCGCCTTTACCATTAGGAACACACTTCATCCATTTCTTACCCTTACGAGTAGATGATGTTTTTTTTGTAGCCCTAGTGCATTGTCCTTCTTTAACTACGTCAAACCAACTCATGCTGTTCCCTTCCTTCGTTTATATGTTTTACATGCTGCACATGTTGGCCTACATCTTCTTTTAGTTCCTTTAGAAGCATCTTTTCTACCACAAGGTTTTGGCCCACCTTTACTACCACAACTAGAACAATCTATCCAACCTCTTTGAGTTTTACCACCTTTTTCTTTTCCACCTCTTCTAGAAAACCAACCGTGTAATCCCTCATCTTTTTCTCTTTTGAAATTGTCTCCACCTTTCTTTACAGAATTACCCCAATTCTTTGCGCCAACTTTTCTACACTGAACTAAAGCACCACTTGCATAGGCAGAAGGCCATTTCTTGTAACGCCTTCTTACTTTATGATAACAAGCATCTTTTTTTCCTTTTTGTACTTGTTCAAACCATACATCCATTATATCACCTCGGTTTTTATTGCAGCCCACCAACTAGAATTATGAATGTAATATTTTTCTAGAGTTCCGATAATTTTCTTAGCATTACCAATAGAAATCTCTTCTATTAATTCATCAGGTAATTCTGATTCCTCTAATTGCCTAAACCCTTCACTAAGATAGTAGTTCATAGCATTTCTATCAGAAAAATTAACTATCAGTTTTTTATTTCCTTTATTTCTAATCATTTCACGAAATAATAATCCCATTAACCCTCTACGTCTAAAGGTGTCTCTAACGTGTATTCCTGAACCTAATAAAAAATCTTTGTATGGTGCATAACCGATTACTCCAATAGGTTTGTCTGTATCTTTTTCAAATGCAACATGGTGTACGGATGGGGCAGTAGCAAACTTACCATCTTTAGGGATACTCCTAAATCTTTGTACTCTAGATTTGAACCCATCATACCCATCTTTTCTAAATATTTGAATGGCATCATCCTCTGACATTGTTTTGAAATATATTTCATCAGCAGCATACTTAGTGGCGGGTAATTGAGGATAATCTTCATCCGACATTTAATCACCTAAAGTTACCCTTCAAATAGTACACTGTCTCTTCAGATATACCATGCTTTTTAGCAATACTAGACATAGCATCTAATTCAGTAACAATAGATTCTATATCATTAGCCGTCAATTCTATTTTATGTATTTGGTGTATATTGTCAATAGCACTATTAACATGATAGAAATTATCAAGTTTAGATATACCATAATACACTGGTTTATTTAACATCTTTCTAATAGAGTCGTGTGATTCAAGTAGATTTATTTCAATGTCACTTTTAATAAGTAGTCCCTTAGTAGTCAAATTATCATAACTTTGTATAAATGAAGATATCATATTCCTACCACCTGATGTCCCTTCTTTAGTTGCATTATTTCCCGCAGAAGCCAATCCTGAATCTTTTGCTCTAGGATTTAACAAAGCATCTCCTTGATAATCAGTTTTTCTTTTTCTAATATGTTTAACTAATACGGCTAAAGGATACAATTTATCATCACTATATTCTTTTGCTAGTTTTTCAACAGGAGTACCATTAAACTCTACGTCAATATTTAAATTATTTTTTTCCTTTATTTCTTGAAGTGCTGCACCAAACTCGATATCAATATCTTTGGTATGTTGCATTTCAAAAATTAAGTCCAATTGTTTAGCGGCAAGTTCCATTTTAGATTTTATACCGGATAACCTAGAACCCGGTGCAACATTACCAATCTCTTCTAATAATTCAGTCAATCTTGCCAATGCTTTAACTGATAATGTTGCAGTACCCATTTCAGCATAACGTGCTAATAGTGTAGTAAAGGCAGTGGGTTCTTTACCTTCTTGAGACATGAAAAAGTCCATCACTTTGTTAGTTACATATTCAGGCTCATCGTCAAACGGCATATTTTCACTAAGTAATGGTCTAATTACATAATCTATCAAGGCATCAACATAGTCATCATACTCATTCTCAATTTCAGTTAAAACTTCTTTCAGTTTAGTTCCCTTTCTTCCTGTAAATAAAGAAGAATATGTTTGTTCTGTTGCTCTTGATGTATCATCTTTACCAGTTCTACCTGCAAGTGTTTTTGCACCAGTAGGCATAGCAGCCTTTTCTGATGCAGTTCCCAAGTTTAGAATATCATACATTATATCAAAATGTTCTAATAATTTTTTATTTAGACCTTCTTTATTTTCTAATTGAAACTCATCCACTAATTTATTTGTTAACGGTAGATAGTAAAAGTCGTCTACTTTATCTTCAGTAGCAAACTCTTCTAAATCATCTATGTAATTTTCCAACTTACTAAAATCTGAGTCATTTAATTCTACATTTATTTTACTAGCATATTTCTTTGCTCTACGCTTCAATGATTGAATGTCTTTCTTAAAAGTAGCGACTCTTCCAAATGCACCTTGACTCCAAACATATTGGAATAATGGGTCAACTTCCTTTAGAGTTTTGAATGATTCTATATCTTGAAATAATGCATTTTCAGTTTTATTACCAAAGGCTTCTCTAGTTGCTAAGTCTGTTTGAGTTTTTGTGGATTGTTCTGCAAACTCAGGTTCTATCCTAACATCCATTGAATCATAATCACTAGCAGCAGAAGTAGCAGTGTCTAATTCAATACTTTGAAATGTCTCTTGGTCTTTCAAGTATCCTTGTAAAAAATCTCCTAATAACAATATTGCCTCAATACTTTTATCATCTTTTTCAATACTCTGTTTAGGTACTTTGATAATATAATTATCTTCGGAAGTTAATCTCACTGCTTTTAATTGTGCTATACGTTGAAGGATACTAGGCATATTTTCTTCGGATACTCTTTCAGTAGAAAGATATTTTTCATAGGATTCTATAAACTCATCTTGTGCGTCAATATATTTACTAAACGATTCATGTTTCTTTTCCCAATAATTATATATCTTATCTCTTCTATCTAATGATTTTAAAGATAAAGAACCAACTAATAAATCAACACTTACTTTCCTAATATCTTCCTGACCTGATATATTAATAGATTTTAATTTCCTAAGAATTGTTGATAGTCGTGTTTTCAAATGTGAATAATTATTAGACAAATCTTCTAATTGTGAAATATGAGCGTTTAATTTTACAGGGTTGTTCAAATAATTATCTCTTCCTTCATCGGATAAAGATATTTTATTAATTGAAGTATTAACACCTTTCATTGCGGTTTTAACTGTAACAGTTTTACCATCAAAAAGTAAGTTTCTTAAAATAGGTTTTAACGTATCTTTAATTATAGTATCTGCTGATGCAATATCTCCGAAGGCAACTTTTAATCCTTCTGACGAATCCCTAGCATAGTCATAGAATAAATCCAAGACCTTTCTTTTGGTTGATTCAGGAAATCTTACAAACCCTTTATACTTATTTACTTCATCCCTAATTGCATTTTTATATGAAGTGCTTGATATTTCACCTGTTTCTTTATCGGCTGTACTTCCAAAAAACTTAGGATTAATTTTAATATCATGTCCTCTAGTCATTTTACCTGCCATACCCATTTCAGGATTATCTTGTTTTTCTGCTAATAGAATGGCGTAGGCTAGGTTTTCAGCAGATGTAGTTTCTCTTACATGTTTTATAAAATCTCTTCTTATAGATTTAATATCAACATCTTCTTGTTCAGAACCACCCGTAACATAAGGCATTAAGATTGAGTTTAATGCAATAGTTCTACCTCTTATAATTACATCCATAACCTCATCAAAGAAATCTAAATCTTCTAACCAAGTATCAAATTGCTCACTCATCCGATTCCACCTCACTACTTTCTACTTTCTTCGTTGCTATTTTTAAATTTTCTAAGATTTTTATAGGTTCAGTAACACCTTGAACATTTACTCTATAATTATCTTCTACGACTTTTTTCATAGAATCATAAATTATTTCTCGCAGCCCTTGGCGTATCTTACTATATGCCCCGTTATTAATTAGTTCTTTTAACATTAACTCATAATATTCATTTCTGTTTTCATTATATTCTTCTAAAGAATCAAATCGTGCTGCATCTATTTTGAATTTAGTAAAATATTTCTTAAACTCTTTCGACATAGGAGTGTCAGTGCTTTGATTTATACTATTTAACATAGGGATTAAATCTTTAAACATTCTAAATCGTGTATTAAAATTTCCATATTCTTTTCTATCTATGCTCATGAATGTTTCTTTTAAATCAACATCCTCTTCAGTAAATAAATCAGATAAATGTATTAAATCATTTACAGATGATAATACATAAACACCACCTCTTAGTTGCATAGCAGAAAAGGCATCTTCTCTTTCCTCATAAGCAGTTAACCAATCATCAAAATCTTGAGCATCCTCAAACCCATACTTATCATATACATCAGATTCCTCTTCTGCATTTAATGCATCATAATCATCAGCAGGTATTTTATTTAACGATACTTCAGCAGATAATCTTCTAACATATTCCTCAAATTGTTTTTTTAATTCAACACTCTTAGCAACCTCTTCTAAAAATTTATTATCTTGATATAGTTTTTTATTCTTTATATTCTCTTTAGTGGTGCTTACTATGTTACTCATTATTTTTCTTAATCCTTCAGGGGAGTCACTACCTCTCAACCCACTCAAAGCCTGTTTAGTGGCAATTGATAGTTTAGTTTTGGGTTTTTGAAAACCTCTAGATTCTAGATTACCCGAAGAATTAATAGGTAAGTCTTTAGTTTCTATAATGTAAATTAGAGTAGGTAATAATTCATTATAATCATTTCCAAATAGTTCTTTGATTTTCGTTATAGTAATATTATCTTCAGTACCACCAAGAATTTCCATTTTATTTCTTTTTGGTATATTACTACTAGTAACAACTTTTCTCAAATATGCAATCATTTTTTGAGAATTAGGTCTAGAAGTTATAGTATATGTATCGGGTGCAGGTTTGTCAATTTTGTAAGTATTTTTCAACATTTCATATGCTTGAGTTTGTTTTGCTTCATCAAAATTTTTGATTGCATCAAACAATTTTGTTTTATTATCTCTTACATTCTTTACCCTATTTCTTCTTGTTTCAGGTGCTTCAGGAGAGTTAGACCAATTTGGTAAAGATTGTATGTCGCCTGATTTGAACTTCTCTAATATATCATCGAATAGACTTCCTTTACTGCCGCCAATAGATTCATTTGATTTAATACCTTTAATTGCTTCTAATACTTTTTTAGCCCTGTCATCTACTCCATCATTTCTACGAATCTTAGGAAATGATTCAGGATTATCTAAAAAATACTGTATTGCCTTTATTCTACCTGCAACATTTTCTCCATTTGTATTGGAAATAAAAGTATTTGTTAGTTCCTCGCTAAGTAGATAACTTAGTATAATCTCATATCTACCCTCGGTTCGTTTGGAATGTGCTTTCAATAAATTACTCATTTTCAAAATCCCCCAATGTAGTCTGCCTGTATATCTTATCATTAATCTCTTTGATTAATTCATTCACTCCTCTCTGAATACCATTCAAAGCGTTGGTGATTTCTTTTGGCAATGTACCTGCACTTTTAATATCACTTATTTCTTTGGTTATAGTGGCTTGTACTCTTTTAGCAGCATCCAATACGGCTAACTTATCATCTAAAGTAGTCATTATTGGCCTCGCATTTGATTTTCTTTTGATGTTGCATCATCATCAATTGGGCCACCTTTAGCCCAAGTGTAACAAGTTCTTGCTGAATGACATTTGAAATGGTGCATCCAACAATATCCTAAATGACCATCTTCATCAGTAGTCAAAGGCATACAGTCATCCATTCTTGGTGATATATCGAATGCAACACAATTACTACAATTAGATTCTTTTGCTACTTCAGCAGAAGTGTTCCACCTACTTGCATATTCTTCCCAATATTTTTCATCTTCAAGATTAAGTGGACCATATCTAATGTTTGGATTTTTTACTGCTGCATCCCTATTTTTAGTATTTAACATTAAATCCTGCGTTGCTTTAGGACAGTCTAATTGTTTTAATATTATATGCCAACTCATTGTAA